ATTCCGAGGAATCTTCTGAAGAAGATTCCTCGGACGAAGATTTTTCCTTAGATTTTTCCACTTCTTCTGAAGATTCTTCTGAAGATGAAGACTGTTTCTTTTCGTTACTTATTGCTCTGTGATATTGAGTCTGATCTTTACGAGACTTAACTTCCTTCTCGTTATTCGAGATATTAATGACTCGTTTTAATGCGGTTTCTTCACCCTTGGAAACCGTCCAGCCAGCTCCATCTCGAAGACGAGGATTCCATCTCGAATTCTTGACAGTCTTCATAATCTCTCCGTGTTTTTTACGATCGCCACGCACGACAAAAGAATTTTCATTGTAAACTTCATAAGTCAATTTATCGCCACTCATTTATATTCAAAATCACTTAATTTTAAATGGCTAAATCAACAATTTAAACATTTCAGTTTTCTGATAAATGCGGTATTTTCCAGAAAATTTTAAACCTGAAGATAAAGATAATTTTAAAAAGTTAGCATACGACAGAGTAAAATGCTACATGAGAAGGGACGTGTACGAACACGTCTTGACTCATTCTGAGAGCAACTATTTTTCTCTCGATTCCTTTAATGCGCATGGAATAGACATTCTTGAGATTAAAAGAATGTTGGGAGAAGTAGTGAAAGAACTTGAAAGTTGTGGCTGGAAATGTACAATCTCATACGGAGGTTCAGGACTGTTTATATACAGCGGAGAAAAACCAGCGAATTGCTGGGAGTAAAATGGGTAAAATAATCTTAAATTATTTTAGAATTTGAGTTTAGAAATTCTAAAATAAAAAATAAAAATGATTTAAATGACTGTTCTCTTCTCAATAAGAAATGTCATTAAATAAGTCGCTAACAAGTGAGATGGAATCTGTATTATCAACCTTTTTCGATTCTCTCGCTTCAAAATACAAAATCGATCGAGATGCTCTAACCAAAGAGTGGAACTCCAGTTCTAAATCCTCTAAACCATCCCTTGCATCTGTTGATATGGACGATATCAGTCCTTTAAGATTGAGCAAATGCAATAAGAAAGAACTTGAAGCACTTTGTAGATCTCGCAATCACAAGGTCTCGGGTTCTAAACAGGAATTGATTGGCAGGCTAACTGGTAGTGAACCTAAGAAAGAGGTTAAGGTGTCTGAACCCAAACCGAAGAAAGTAACTCGTGCTGACGTCGCATCGTCTCCTGTAATTAAAAATCTTATTTCTCAAACGAATGTGATTCCGATCCTAACGAATGCATTCGGCAATCTTGAGCATCCCGAAACAAGCTTAGTTTTCGATCGTAAAACTGAAAATGTTATTGGAAAACAGGGTGATGATGGAACTATTCTCCCGATCACCGATGATGATATCCAATTGTGTAAGAAATTTAAATTCAAGTTTAACATACCAGAGAATCTGGATACGAATGAAAATTTAAATGTGGCTGATAGCGAAAGCGATATTGAGCTCAATGTTAGCGAGTCTGGCGAAGAAGATGAGGAGGTTGAAGAGTCTGACGAAGATATTGAATAGCTTTTTTAACACCCCATATCTGTCTCCAACAATCATATAAAGCATGATGATTGTTGATTTTCGGCAAGTTGTACGATTTTACGTTTCCAATATCATAAATAGTACGCGTGTCACGTATCTCCCAATATTTCCATGGAGATTTTTGATTACACCGTAAGTAAGCCTCATCTAAAATTGGAATATCAAAGCTCGCACCATTACTCCAAACAAGAGTACTTTTTCCATACCATTTTTTGAAATCTTCAAGTGCTGTCTGAAGAGGTACTCTTTCTTTTCCAAAATTTTCTTCATACATTTCTGTACTTTGAGTTTTCCACCATGCCTCTGTTTCAGGATCGATGTGCATTCCAACATCGACGCAAGATTGGATATGAACCCTTCTGTAAAAGGTGTCCATTGTTTCTACAGGTTCATCAAGAGTTTCAACTCTTTGTCGGTCAAATTTTATCCCTGCAATCACGAGTATAACCGCGTTTGAGCGTGTACTTAAAGTTTCTAAATCTACCATCACCTCCATTTTTAATTACTTATTTCATATTTTAAAATAAGTATTACAGAATTAATTTTCCTTCGTAAGGTTGATTTTCCCTGTATTCGTAATTTTCTTGTTCAGGATTACACTTTTGTTTCTTATCCCATCCACAACCTGTTGAAACTGGGAAATCGAGTTCGCCCGGACTCACTTGACTCCATCCTTTACTTGGAAAATTAGAGTACTCTGTAATACCCTTTTCATAATATTGCTTTGCTACCTCTTCTGTATCTTGGCATACTCTACCACGTCCCCCGCTTTGCGATGAACAGACACATTGTAGAAATTTTTCAGTATCCTTCTTTCTAAAAACAATTAGAAGCACAGCAAGAATACTCAAAAGTAATAAAATAGCCACCAATATTTGTTGTTTCTTATTCATTTATTACCCACAATTTTCTTTTTGAAATTATTGAATTTCTCTGTATGTATGCTTAAGCCAAGCATTGCTTTCTTCTCGAGCAGGAAGTTTTGGCATCTTTCCAAGTACATAGAAATTATAATCCATCACATCGCGTGACGAGCGTTCCTTATTGAAACGATCTAAGCAAGCTGGTAAACAATCAGATTTCGGATCACCCTTCAGAGGTTCGTAATCAGAAGGTGTTCTGCAACTTGCACAATTACTTTGGTCATCGTAGTGGTAGTTTGACATTTTTATAAATGTCAACATTAGATTTTTTCAAAGGATAGCATTATTTCTTGAAGTGATTTTTTCCCGACATACTGGACACTTTTCGATTCGAATTGAACACAATCTGCACAGGATAATATGCCCACAATTAAGAATTGTGTTGCGTTGATTCTCAAAACAGATTACGCATTGGTGACCTTCAATACTGGTAGGGTAATCAGGAATGAAATTGCGTAACAATCTGTATACTTCTTGATGACCTGTCTGCGAAGCGATGGAAAAAGGTGTTGACCCGTTGGCACTCGTAGCATTGACATTTGCTTTATATTCGAGTAACAGTCTACACACTTCAAGATGTCCATTCTGAGAAGCAATAAAAAGAGGTGTTGCACCTGTATTACGTATAATATTAACACCAGCCCCGTGTTCAAGTAACAATCTACACACTTCAAGACACCCCTGTTGTGAAGCTATATAAAGAGGAGTTGCTCCGTTATTACGTGTCTTGTTTATTTCTGCTCCGTGTTCAAGTAACAATCTACACACTTCAAGACACCCCTGTTGTGAAGCTATATAAAGAGGAGTTGCTCCGTTATTACGTGTATTGTTTATTTCTGCTCCGTGTTCAAGTAACAATCTACAGATTTCAAGACTGTCATTCTGAGAAGCTATAAAGAGAGGTGTTGCATTATCAATGCATTTAATATTTACACATGCTCCATATTCAAGCAACAATTTACAGATTTCAAGACTGCCATTCTGAGAAGCTATAAAGAGAGGTGTTACATTCTCAATACATTTAATATCTACACATGCTCCATGTTCAAGAAACAATTTACACACATCTAGACGACCAAAATATGAAGCTCTATAAAGAGGTGTTGAACCTGTCTCTATACGTGCAATATTAACATCTGCATTATATTTAAGTAACAACTTACATATTTCAATGCATCCTTTCTCAGAAGCGATAAGGAGCAATGATTCATCATTAATTTTAGTATTGGCATTTTCACTTGTGACAAGTTTCTTAAATTCTTCATGATCCACATTCTCCATAGCTTGAACTAACTTATTGCTCATCGAAAATAAGTTGAAAGATTTTTAAAATTTCATTTTAAGAATCATGTGCGTGTTCTTGATTCAGCCTACACATTGGAAATAGAATTGCGTTTGTAAAGCAGGAATCCATACACTTTAAAATGGAATCGTTTAAAAGCTATAGAAATAGGTGTTTCACTGCCAACACATACATTAATATTCGCTCCATGTTCAAGTAGCAACCTATACACTTTGATGTGACCTTTATATGAGGCTGTGTAAAGTGATGTCTCTCCTATGTCATCTTTAATATTAACATTTGCTCCGTGTTCAAGTAACAACTTACACACTTCAAAATGGCCTTGATAAGAAGCTATAAAAAGTGGGGGAACACCTGTATCAGATACAATATTAACATCCGCTCCGTTTTCAAGTAGTAACTTACACATTTTGCTGTGGCCATTTTGAGAAGCCATGTAAAGTGGTGTAGCACCTGCGGTAATACTATTAACACTCGCTCCATTTTCAATCAACAATCTACACACATCAATGTAGCCTTCTTGAGAAGCTATGTAAAGAGGTGTTACACCTCTGTCATCAGTTGCATCAACATTTACTCCGTTTTCAATTAGCAATTTGCACACTTCGATATGATCTGCGAGAGAAGCTAGAATAAGAGGTGTTACACCTATATTAGATACTATATTAACATCTATCCTATATTCAAGCAATAACTTGCACACTTCGATATGATTTCTTTGAGATGCTATAAAAAGCGATGTTACACCCATATTAGTTTTAGAATTAACATCTACACCTTTTTCAAGGAACAATTTACACACTTCAATGTGATTTCTTTGAGATGCTATAAAAAGAGGTGTTATACACATATTATTTTTAGAATTAATATCTGCACCTTTTTCGATTAGTAATTTACACACTTCGAGATTGCCTTCTTGAGAAGCTGTATAAAGGTGTTTCTCCTGTATGATTTCTGATATTAACATCTGCACCTTTTTCAAGCAATAATCTACACACTTCAAGATGTCTAAAATACGAAGCAACACAAAGTGGTGATATATTTGTATTGGTTTTAGAATTAACATTTGCTCCACATTCAAGTAACAATTTGCATACTTCAAGTTGTCCATTTCCAGAAGATGTGACAAGTGGTGTTGTGCCTTTATTTTTAGCATTAATATCTGCACCACATTCAAGTAACAATTTACATATTCCAATATACCCCTTACTAGAAGCAATGCAAAGTAATGTTCCATATTCACCAATGTCAGTATTTGCATTCTCCCTTGTGATAAGCTTGCGACATGTTTCAAGGTCTCCGTTTATTACAGCTTTGATTAACTTATTTCCCATTTGAAATAAGTTGGAAGATTTTTTTGGAATTCATTTTGCATTCCTAAATGTTTAGAACTCTCTTGAGAAGTAACAGAGCAACGATAGTAAGTAATACTATGATTACGATATAGAGTGTTTTATCGTTTGAGTAGAATCTTGAACAGATAGGGCATCCTTGAACATGGTTTACAATATCAATACAATTGAAAGGTTGTTGTGGGTAAGGTTGTGGAGGAGCTTGTGGAGCAAATTGTGGTTGGGGTTGCTGATAAAATTCTTGTGCACCTACCATTCCTGAATCTGGATTCATCTGATGCGAACCTCGTATGAATTTCTTGTATGTATTTTCGGAATCGGGTACTAAACCGCCTTGTTGAGGAAATGCCTGAGGTTGCATATCTCGTTCCAAATCTTGCAAGTCAGGCAATGCATCTATCATTGTTATATTATTCCTCATTTGTCCATAACTCATGATTTATTATTACAGAAATAGTTTAAATAGTTTCAGAAAAAAAAGATACGATTCGATTATGGACAACCAATTCATACACTTCATTTAAGTGTGGATTTTTTTCAGAGTTTACAGAATCACTTAGAATCTTGTGAAAATCGTTTTCGGTTGTTTCCTCTTTATGCTTTTGCTTTTTCGGCTTGAAAACAATTTTTGTTCCAGTTTTAAGAAGTTCAGCATGCTTCGCTGTCTTTTTAAAGGCTTTAAACTCTTCATAGTTGCCTAATATGGTAACTTTAACCTGATCACTCGATTCTACTGGTGTGAAATTTTCCATATCATCAATTGTCTTATAAACAATATATTTACGAGGAAGTTTCAGATCAAATTCTTGAATGTCATATTTATCCCCTGAATTAATGGTCAGGAATGCAATTATATTCTCTTCGCTTTCACCAAAAGCATGTTGCATTGCAGAACCTGTATAGTACACATTTTCTTGCGGGCGTTGTTTGGAGTGAATATGTCCTGAAACAATATAAGGATAATCTTGGGGCCATTTATCACCATCTACAGATACGATTGCACCCATTTTACAGCCGTAAAACTCTTGATGAGCGAAAATGCAATCTGCACTTTTCCATACGTCTCCAATCGTGTTTAGAGCTTCTTGGAAGCGTCCATTCGGTACGTATGGGCAAAATATGAGACTTACTCCCTTGTCTGCATAGTGTACAACTTTGTCAACTATTGTCACATTTTCCCACTCTTTCATTCCATTCATCCAGTGATCTTCAGTTAGAAAAATCTGATTATTGATTGCATCATGATTTCCAACAAGAACAAAGGTTTTGGCTATTTTTCGCATCCGATCAACTAACTCATAACTCTTGTTCAGAGGTACTGTGTGAATCTTTTCATGCGTATGCAATAAATCTCCTCCAATGCAGATGAGATCGGGCTTTTGAGAAAAAGCAAGCTCTTCGAGTTTGTTCATAAATAGATTCACTTCAGGGATATTATCAACTTTAAAATGCGGATCACCGATGAATAAAATTGTTGTCATTTTTTAAAATCTTTAAAAATGAATTTATTTTCATTTTATATTTCTCAATTAAATGAGTTCTAATTCTGTAAAGTTCACGGAAAAACAACAGATTGCATTTGATGCGATTCTATCGGGAAAAAATATTTTTTTAACTGGTGCTGGAGGAACTGGAAAATCTTTAATCATCAAGACTTTCAAGAAAGTATGCGGACCAACTAAGCGGATTGCAATCACAAGTACAACAGGAATTTCAGCTCTCCTAATTGGAGGAACAACTCTACATTCCTATCTTGGAATAGGATTAGGGACGGGTTCGATTGAGACTTTAGAGGCGAATATTCTCAAAAAATCTTGGTTGAAAAAGAGATGGAATGATGTTGAGGTTCTTGTTATTGATGAGATTAGTATGTTATCACCAGAATTGTTTGACAAGATTCAGTTACTTGCAAGGAAGATACGAAAGAAGCATGCGGACAAGCCTTTTGGAGGAATCCAACTCGTTTTGACCGGTGATTTTCTTCAGTTACCTGTGGTTAAAAATACAGATTTTTGCTTCGAAGCTGAATCTTGGGAATCATGTATTGACGAAATCGTGTACTTGACTGAAATCGTACGACAGACTGATCCTGATTTTCAGGATTGTCTCAACAATCTTCGTTTTGGAATTATCACAGATAGTGTAAGAAAATTGCTCGAATCGCGCGTGGATGTTGTTCTTGAAAATGATATTGGAATCAAGCCTACAAAAATTTTCACTACAAATGCGGATGTTGATAAAATTAATGGATTAGAATTGAACAAGTTGAATGGTGAAGATGTAGAATATTATCAATATGACATGTCCTTTTATTTCTATGGATTCCACAAAGATGTTGAATACTTGACTGAAAAATATGGAAAAGATTGTTCTGTTAATCCTCGTATTCAACTTTGCAAAGGATGTCAAGTTATGTTGGCTTATAATATCGATTTGCCAGCTGGCCTTGCGAATGGAAGTCGAGGAGTTGTTATTGATTTCGTTGAAGACTTACCTCTTGTGAAATTTATGAATGGACAAGAGAGAATAATTGATTACAACATTTGGGAAGTTGCTTGTGGAGATACACCACTCTTGCGGATAACTCAGATTCCTCTAAAACTTGCATGGGCAACAACTGTTCATAAATCACAAGGTTCAACTTTGGATTATGCTGAAATTGATCTTTCAAATGTATTTGAATATGGTCAGACATATGTAGCACTCTCCCGTGTGAAATCGAAAGAAGGATTAAAAATAAGCAATTTGGTTTTTGAAACTATTAAAGCATCACCGAAAGCAAAAAAATTCTACAAAAGTCTGTGCTGATAAGAATAGGCTTTGAAATTAAATATTTTCAAAAGAGGTTTAAAAACAGGGGGATAATTAACAAAAATGTCACGTACCAAAACTGCAGTTGCTGAGAAACCCGTCGCCTCTACTCGTAAATCATCTACCCGTAAAGCTAAAAATGAGACAAGCTCGGTCCCCGAGTCTGTTACTGAATCTGTTCCCGAAACAGTCCCTGAAACCGTTTCAGAGTCCGCCACTGATGACTCGAGCAAGAAGAGTCGTCAGGCCCCGTCTCGTGATTCCGTTGAGACGGAGTTTAATGAGCTTGTCGCTGTAATTGAGCTCGAAATTTCTCACCTTCGTGAGACTGCCTCGAAATCCAAGGGAGTCAAGTTCCTTCGTAGCCTGAATAAGCGTGTGAAGACCCTCCGCACTCATACTCTTCGTGTTACCAGACAGCGCAAGAGTTCTTCACGTAAGAATAACAGCAATTCAGGCTTCCTGAAGCCCGTGAAGATTTCGGCCGAGTTGGCCAAGTTCACTGGCTGGAATCCTACAGAGGAGCGTTCTCGTGTTGAGGTCACCAAGTATATTTGCAATTATATCAAGGAGAACAATCTTCAGAATCCCCAAGACAAGCGTCAGATTCGTGTTGACGATGACCCGAAGCTGAAGAAACTTCTCAAGTACGATGCGAAGAAAGATACAGCTCCGCTGACTTACTACAGCCTCCAGACTTACCTGAAGGATCATTTCACGGCGACTACCCCTGTTGTTGCTCCTACTCCGGGAGTTTCTTCTACTACTCCGGTAGTTTCTTCTTCTACTCTGGTAGTTTCAACCCCAGTTGAAACCGCTTCGAAGTCTCGTTCAGTTCGTAAGTAATTATTCCAATTTTAAATTAAAATATCTTATTTTAATAAATATGGGTCAAGCAGAATCTTCAAACGTTGCTCAAGCAGTTTCAAATGTTTCAAACTATGTTTCTCAATCAACAAAAGCAAATGCAGCACAAGCAAACGCTATTGCCCAATCTATAAATCTTTCCAATTGTACAATTGAGGTCGTTGGAAATTTCACAGCTACAGAAAGCTCTACTGTACTACAAACTAATAATCAAATTACATCTGCGACACAAGATACAAGTTTAAATAATAATATTGCTCAGCAAATGTTACAACAAGCAACTTCTAAAGTTGGAACGCTGGGTCTTGGATATGCAGATGCAAGCAACTCTGCAAGTCAGATGGTAAACGATACAAACCAGATTGTAGATGCAATGACCACAAGTGCATCACAATACAGTGCAACAGCTGAATCTTTTAATTGTGATAATAGTTATATTTCGGTTGGTGGAAATTTTGACATTGATTTAAGTTCATCCTCAAATTTCTTATCATCTCAAACTCTAAGTAATTCACAAACTTCGGATGTAGTCAATGATGTATCCCAAAGTATCACACAAAAGGCGACTGCAACTGTTGAAGGATTAGCTGATTTGCTTATTGCCCTCGCTTTAATCGTTGCTGTTATCATTTGGGCATTACTTAAACCTCTTTCAACTGGTGCTGCAAAAGTTGGTGTTGGAATAATATTGTCTTTTGCAATGGCTGCATTAGTTGGTTGGGCATATGTTGATAATCTGCCACCATTCTTTAATAGTCCAGGCAATTGTGCTAACGGTTCAAGTTTAGGAGGTTGCTTGTCAAGTTGTATAAATCCGACAGAGCAAACCATCAACTTGAAAAATCCTCCTCTTCGATATTCGTATGGTTTGACTGTGGGAGATAAAAGTATTACGAGTCCGGGTAATTTACCTGATGGAGCCATAAACTTGGTTCAGATTGTAATTGCGTCTGTAAACAAGAATCCTGATAATGGTGGTTACACTGTCGACACGTATACAAATCTTCAAACTATAATAGCTGGTTACCAAGCTCTGGCAACCAGCATTGGGGTAACAAATATTCCCAATCCTCTGATGGTTGTTAAAAATTCTAACGGAAAAGCTTCTAAGATTCCGATAGAATATATGACATCTGCGGGTGGTGCGAAAGGATCTGCTGCTATGTGTACACCTAAAATATTGTCTGCAGTTGTTGGAGCGCCTGGTATCGTAAGTGATTGTCCTTCGTCAGTTGATCCAGCAAACTTGGATGATTCGACAGACCCTACAAATGGAATTGCGAATCTCAATGATCTGGCATGGCAAAATTACTTGAATTCAACAAGTCCAGTTCCTTCTCCTGTAGGTCCGAACGATACACCTCTGGATCGTGCTCTCTTTGCTCGTTTCGTTCTCGTAGATATGATGGGAATAGTAGATTTAAATGTCTATATTCAACCCACAGAACTGGTTCGTTACGGTCCTGATATGTCTGAGGTGATGCAAGCTCAGAATGTTGCACCTATCAATGCAAATAAAGTATTCCAATTTATCCCTTCGTCTCAGCCGTCTGATGCTGGATATAGAAATTGTATCACAAGTGGAGGAACCTTGAATGGAATTTTCGGAGTTTGCGGAGATAACACATACAAATTCCAGAATTTCATGAAAAAGATTGGAGGATGGATAATACTCGGAATTGTCGGTATTGCATTCTTATACATGTTTATAACTTGGATTAAAAATAGAGGTAGTGGCAATTCTGAAACTAAGCATTAATTTTATTATAAAGCTTCATAATAAAATGGGTTCATCAAATTGGTCTAATTTTAACTATAATATTTTTACACCTCAAGCAACAGTTACAATGAAGACAAAAGAATTGCAGTTTGACGGTGCGAACTTTATACAAGTTAAGAAAAGTTGTCCTTATTGCAAGGATGACGATGGAGGAAGTACACCATGCGTACCACCGGTATCTCCTAAATGTACGGTAACCAACCCTCAAATTCTAACTACTGTAAAAACTAATAGTATTGAATCTAGTAATGAATGTAGAAGTGATTATTGTCCAGATCCTTTAGATCCTACAGATTGTACCTATTATTTTTGGACAACCGTATTAACAGAAGGAAATGTTGTTTGCGGAGTGTTTAATGGGCCACGAACCTGTAGCGTAGGAAAAAATGGAACAGCAACGTGTATAACAAAAGCATGCAAACAGAATACTGACTGGGCTATTGATCCAACAACTGATGTGACAAAATACACAGTTGGCAGTGCAAATTGCCTATACGAATATGATTTTACAGGATACAATGCGAACAACAATCCGAATGGTCCATCACCACTTTCAGAATGGATAAACGATATTTGTACAGGGACAAGTGAAAGTGCTCCAACTGGATTGATTCCAATCCTTTCTTCTTATCTACGGGACACACACGTTATATACGCGATAATAACAGATTTGTTGGCTCAAATTTATAATTCTGATTATTACTTTGATAATCCAGCTGAAAATCTTTTTGCAACTGTTAATTATCTTGCAAATGGTGCATATAGTCTATATATTAATAACAGTTTACAAAGCTTAACGAGCCGTCTTACTTCATCATATCCGGTTCAAAGTGGAGGATTTCCTACCGCTCTAACTCAGACATTACTCGAGTTGATTGCTCTTCCAGTTCCCGCTCTAACGAATGGTGTATACACGATCACATTTCAACTTTCATATCCTCAATATCTTGATTTCTCCAATTCAACTAATGCAGTCGGGTTTTTTGAGTCGTATATGAACTTTATTCTTCGCGACAGTGGTTCATCTTTGAGTGTGAATGATAATACTACAACACCGTCAAATATGAGCTTTTCAAGTGTTAGTTTTGACGGTCTTAATGTGATTAATTTACAAACTTATAATTTACTTCCAAGTCTACTTCATCCTTCACAATTTAAACCACCTTTTGACGGAAATTTCTTTGGAACCGCTCAAGTTACAGCAACTGTTGGAACTTGGAGCCCAATGCTTGTTGTCTATTTTTCTACACTTATACCTTCGATTACGTTTGATTGTAGCAAGGTTATAACTGATACAAAAATGATTCCTTACATCTGCTTTATGAACGCATGCCTAAATAGTGATCAAACGTGTAAGGATTATATGATACAATATTGCGCGATGGAATACCAACCGCCATCATTCGCAACTGTATCAATTGTACAACAGTATCTTATGTTTGGTTCCTCATTACAATGTCTCTGTTATAATAGTTTGCTTGCTCCGAGAAATCTTGATCACCCAAATTTAGCAGCCATGTGTTTTGACTCACAATGTGATACTAAAACATTGAGTTGGTTTGGAATTTCACAGGATAGCGATTGTGCTCAGTATTGCGAAACGGTTTGGGATTGGACTCATAATACAAATTCCGGTGAACAACCTCAGAATCCCTCAAGTATGAATAATGGAAAATTTACAAGTGTTTGCGGAACCAACTTTACACCGTATACAGCCCCAAAATATCAGACATCAATTCTTGTTTCGGGAATCACAGTGTTAGTTTTGATGGGAGTGCTTATATTCGCTGTAGGAATGCACAGAGGAATTGGTAAGGTCCGAATTGGTGTAGAAATGTTTATTATTTCTTTAGTTTTACTCTGGATAACAATATATTATGCGAAAAAATTATCAGGAACTCCAAGATGTTTAGAAACTGGAGATGGAAAATACGAACCAAAGTGTTACAGTATAACAGATCCGAACAAGATCATTCCAACTCAGTTTTGTGACCAAATTTTAGATTGCGAATGTATTAGCAATGAAGATTGTAGCACCAATAACTCCTCGTATTGTCAGAGTACAGTGTGTCAGCCGACTATTGGTGTAAGACCTTTTAAAACAATAGGTGTTAAAAGTACGAATTCAATTCTTGTTGTTATATCAATAGTTATGTTGCTATTGTTCCCAATAGCTCTTTATAATCTATATTTAGATTATCACTGGCCTATTTCTAAGACCACCTTTATGGCAATCGTCATTCTAATCGCATTATGTCCAATGATTTACACGATTTACGATAGTCAGAGGAAAAAGTCACAAATCGTATACACGACTCCCACAATATCAACATGTACCCCGTCTTGCAAACCAAACTATTGCGGAGAATCTGATGGCTGTTTTGGAACTTGTGTTTGTCCATCACCTCAAACTTGTGATTCAACCACTGGAATGTGTAGTGGTTGTACACCAAGTTGCCCAACTTGTGAAGACGACTCAGGTTCACAACAATGCGGAATAGATGATGGTTGCGGAGGTTATTGCGCTTGTCCAGAAGGGCAAAGTTGTATTGGAGGCTGTTGCGTCTAATTGTAGAAAAATAAAACACCATTTGTAGACGGATTTGGGTGTGATGTCAACATTTTCTCAAAAGACCCAATCTTTTTTAGCGATTCCGCCATATCGTCATAATAATTCCAGATATTATTAGCCTTAATATAGCAAGTATAATGCATATTTCGATGCACAACAATTGCGCTTAAAGTTAAGTTGTTAATAGTCTCTGATATGGTTACAGCACTCTTTGTAACCATATCTTCCATATACATTCTTTGAACATTGAAAATTATATAAGAAGCTGATTTGATCACTGTTTTTTCAATTCTGCGCTGAAATGATTCTCCAGTTTCTGAAAAAAAATACAGATTATTTTCATCAAATACAGCATCTTCAGTAGTTGAAATAAATTCTTCAAGTTTGAAATCATCCCGATCCTTCACTGAAAGGGCTGGTATACTCACGATGGGTGTCGAAGAATACAAACGTTTTTGAATTTCAAGCAAATTTATTGGGGATTCAATTACCGAATCAATCGAATTCGTAACATATGTTGTTAGTTGGTATACTATTGTTTCAACTTGGAAAAGATCAAACAAATGGAGAAGGAATTCTCCTGCATCTTGCGCCTCTGTACCACGAAATTCTCTCGAGATTAGTAGCTTTCGAAGATTTGAACATGTTTTCACATCTCTCGACCCTCTCATTGACTTGGTTATTCGTCTCAATTCATTTTGAATACCCTCATATTCCGGTTTTGGAACTTTCTCAAGAATCGCTTTCTCAATCACTCGGTTCGGGACACCAAACAATGCAATTAAAGTGCTATCTTGGTAACAACTGTTTCCAGTATAAGATAGACCAGATAGTTCAGGAGTTTTTATATATTTCTGAGTTCCTTTCCATCTTTCAAGCACTCCCGATACACGATCACGTAGTACCGGATCCAACTGAATTGACAAACATATCGCTAAAAATACACACGATGATAGAATCTGCATCTCAATAATGTTAAGAAATATCATCATCATTTCAAGTTGAACATAATTGTGTTTTGAATACAATCCGACAACAACCCCATTTTCTTTGCGGAAAATTGACTTCACTCTTATCACATTCCAGTTCTCGACATCAATCGCATAACTGATGAAATCAAGAATGCGAAGTGATATTCGAATCACCTTTAGACGGAGTTCAGGATCTGTTCGAAATAACGAAATTTCATTTTCCTGAATGGAGAAAAGAATATTTGCAAAATCAGATTTTTCAAATTGATCATCTGTCCAATTACACATTTTTTCAAAATCCATACTATCATAGAAGAATGCAAGACTCATTTATTAATTACTAAGAGAATTTCAAAAGTGGGCAATTGTAACAAAAGAGTGATACCATATTCACAAGGGTATCCGGAATGGATCTCAGTCTTTGACAATGAGAACAATTGAGATTCTCCAAATTAACAAGGGTGTTTGGAATCGAAGTGAGATTTGAACAATCAAAACAATCGAGCTCTGTTAAATTCGTAAATGTATTTGGAATTGAAGTGAGTTTTGGACATTCAGAACAATTGAGGAGTATTAGATTCACAAAGGTATTTGGAATTATTCTAAGTCTTGGACATGTAAAACAACCGAGACCTGTCAAATTCACAAGAGTATTTGAAATGGAGGAGAGCTTTGGACAATTGGAACAATAGAGCTCTGTCAGACTAGGCAGGCCATCTGGAATGGATCTGATTTTTGGACAAAAGTTACAATAGAGCTCTACAAGACTAGGCAGACCATATGGAATGGATCTGAGTTTTGTGCATTTGGTACAAGAGAGATGTCTTATGTTTACAAGGGTATCTGGAATGGTTGTGAGTCTTGGACAGCGAGAACAATTGAGATATGATAGATTCACAAGAGTGTCTGGAATGGAAGTTATATTTGGACAACCAGAACAATCAAGTTGTGTCAAAGTTTCTGGATTATAATTTCCTTCGCAGATGATACACATTTAATTTTAGTATAGATTTAAAATACTTTACAATATCCATCCAAGACCAGGTGCATTATCTGGATCTGACGCGTAAACTGTCCCTGCAATATTTTGGCCAGTTATCAAAGCATTTGGATTTTCTTCATCATAGTCGTAATCCTCATTCTTATCTCTGTTTAATTTCACCCATATAAGAATGCTCAAAATAAAAAGGAACAATGATAATACTAATTTCCACATTTTTATCTTACCAATAATTAAAAATGGTGAATCAACATTTATTATCAAGTCTTGGCATTCCTCCGAGTAGGGCTAACATCATGATTACGAAACCTCTAACTAATATTGAACAAGTTAAAGCGGATCTCCGTAGACTTACAGCAACAGGCGACGTTCCAGTCCCAATAGACTGGCGGGATACCGACGGAATTGATGTCGTGAAGAACCAACAAAATTGTGGAAATTGTTGGGCGATGTCGTCAACATCAGCGCTCACCGATCGATTTATCATTGCGAAAAATATTGAAAATTTAAATTTGGAACCAGTAATAACAACTCAATGCGTTTCTCAAACGATTAACCAAGGTTGTGGAGGAGGCTCACCAACTTATGCGGGTGAATTTTTCGAACAGGTTGGCTTACCAGCTACAAACGATACTTGCATGCCTTGGAATGATATTTGCACCCCTGATATTGATTGTGGAACTGGGTTGTCTTGTTCAGCTGGTTCTTCACCCTGTTCTCCAAATCTACCTTCATGCAATGACATCTCCAACACATGTGCAACCAAAAAAGCAACCATGTACCGAGCAGTTGTTGGAAGTACTGCAACAACAACAGTTTCAAACGGAAATACGATTGACGAATCTGGAACCATTCTCAATATGAAAATAAAGCTCAAGGATGGACCCTATCCCGTTGCGTTTTTCGTTCCCCATGATTTCATGGCCCCTCAATTCGGTTATAAATGGGAATCTACGAATGGAATCTTTATCAACGGAGAATATAATGATGTATTAGATTCGAAAATGCCTGAAAATGTCAAGAATAACATGGGTGTATCAACTCCTGCCCAATGGGCTGATATTATAATGGAGGGCTCATCTCCTGCTGGTCACGCTGTTGAACTGGTTGGATGGGGTGCTGGGAATGCTGGTCCAAAATATGGGAAAATTCCCTATTGGATAGTTAAGAATTCTTGGGGTACTTCTTGGAATGAAGGCGGATATTTTAGAATTGCAATGAATGATGTAAGCACAACTGGGAAACACTTTAACCAATATCTTGGTCTTGATGTTCCGATAACACAGTTGGTTTTAGCAAGTTCAGGAAAGGTTTCATCCTTGGGAGGTCTTTTTGGAGGAGGAACTGTCTTCACTCCGGACACAAGTACGGGAGCCCCAAGGGGAACGAAATATTCAGATGGAAAATCTAAAAATATGTGGATGTGGATATGGATTGTTCTTGCACTTGTGATAGTTGGGATAATTGCAATTTATATTATAAAGAGAAAGTGATACATTTTTACACGAACTCCAAAAGTGGGCAATAATGACAGTCAAGATATGTTAGATTTGCAAGAGTGTTTGGAATTGACGCAAGAGTTAGACAATCGGAACATTCAAGACTTATTAAGTTAGTGAAAGTATCAGGAATTGAAGTGATTTTCGGACAATCGGAACAATGAATTTTAGTGAGATTTACAAGAGTGTCTGGAATTGAAGTAAGATTAATACAAAAAGAACATTCAAGCATCGTCAGATTCTCAAGAGTGTATGGAATGGAAGAGATTTTTCGACAATAAGAACATTCAAGCTTTGTCAGCTTCACAAGAGTGTCTGGAATTTTCTCAAGATATGGACAATTCATACATTTAAGCAGTGTTAAGTTAACAAAAGTATCTGGAATCGAAGTGAGAAGTTCACAACTAGAACAACTAACTTCTACAAGATTCACAAGAGTATCTGGAATTGAAGTAAGAATTGGACATTGGGAACAAGAGAGTTTTGTCAAATTCACTAAAGTATCAGGGATGGAAGTGATATACGGACAAAAAGAAACATCGAGTTCTGTTAAAGTTTCAGGATTGTATCGATTTCTACAGATGATACACATTTACTTTATAATATATTTTTAAAAATATACTATACGAATTGAAGTCTTGGACAATCTGCGCAAGAAATATGCGTTAGATTAACAAAGTTAACCGGAATTGAAGTGATTTTTCGACAATAAGAACAATCAAGTTTTGTTAGGTTAACAAGAGTATCTGGAATGGAAGTGATTGTTGGACATTCCCAGCAATAGAGTAATACGAGATTCTCAAGAGTAGGAATGAAAGCGAGATTCGAGCATTCTGAGCAATAGAGTTCAGTTAGCTTTACAAGAGTATTTGGAATTGTATGAAGTGGACAACCAGAACAATCAAGATATATAAGATTCACAAGAGTCTCGGGAATGGAAATGAGACTTGGACAATCAGCGCAAATAAGAGTTGTGAGATTGACTAGATTATCAGGAATTAAAATAATATTCTCACAAAAAGAAACATCAAGCTCTGTTAAAGTTTCAGGATCATAATCATTATCACAGATGATACACATTTATTTAAAAACTTTTAAAAAATTATACGAATTGAAGTCTTGGACAATCAGAACAGTTTAGAATTTTTAGATTCTCAAAAGTATTTGGAATGGAAGTGAGAATCGCACAAGAATCGCAAGAAAGTTCCTTCAACTTTACAAAAGTATTTGGAATGGAAGTGAGAACAACACAAGAATCGCAATAGAGGTCTGTTAATTTTACAAGTGTGTCTGGGAGTGAAGCGAGTTTTGGGCAAGAGGAGCAATCAAGCCATTCTAATTTCACAAGTGTATCAGGAATTGTTGTGAGATTTGGGCAATGAGAACAATCAAGAAGTTTCAGATTAACAAGAGTGTCAGGAATTGAAATGATATTTCTACAATAAGAACAATTGAGTGTTGCAAGAGTTTCTGGATTATATTGATTTCTACAGATGATACACATTTATTTTAAAAACTTTTTAAATATTATACGAATTGAAGTCTTGGGCAATCAGAACAATTAAGATATGTCAGATTCACAAGGGTATTTGGAATTGAAGTGAGATTTGGACAAAAGGAACACGTAAGTTCTGTTAGATTCACAAGGGTGTCTGGAATAGTAGTGAATTTTGGGCATTTCGCACAAAAGAGTTCTGTCAGATTCACAAGGGTGTCTGGAATGGAAGTGAGTTTTGGACAATTGAAACAATAGAGTTCTGTCAGATTCACAAGGCTATCTGGGATTGAAGTGAGTTTTGGACAATTGTAACAAAAGAGTATTGTTAGATTCACAAGGGTATCTGGAATGGAAGTGAGATTTGGACAAGAGGAACAATTGAGACTTGTTAGATTCACAAGGGTGTTTGGAATTGAAGTGAGATTTGGACAAAAAGGAACACATGAGATATGTTAGATTCACAAGGATATTTGGAATTGAAGTGAGTTCTGGACAAGAGGAACAACTGAGTTTTGTCAGATTCACAAGGGTGTCTGGAATGGAAGTGATATTTGGACAAAAGTAACAATTGAGTTTTGTCAGATTCACAAGAGTATCTGGAATGGAAGTGAGGTCTGGACAATTGTAACAAATGAGTACTTTCAGATTCACAAGGGTGTTTGGAATGGAAGTGAGATTTGGACAAAAGGAACACGTAAGTTCTGTTAGATTCACAAGGGTGTCTGGAATTGAAGTGAGATTTGGACAAAAGGAACACATGAGATATGTCAGATTCACAAGGATATTTGGAATTGAAGTGAGTTCTGGACAAGAGGAACAACTGAGTTTTGTCAGATTCACAAGGGTGGATGGAATGGAAGTGCATTTTGGACAATTGGAACAATTAAGTTCTGTTAGATTAATAAGGGTATCTGGAATGGAAGTGAGATTTGGACACTTCGCACAATCGAGTTCTGTCAGATTCACAAGGGTATCTGGAATGGAAGTGAGTTTTGGACAATTGGAACAATTGAGCTCTGTCAGAGTTTCAGGATTGTATTCATTTCTACAGATAATACACATTTATTTTCTAAAATATATTTTAGAAAAATAGTATCTACTTCAAATAGATTTCTGAACCAATTTCAAATAGATGCGAAGGTTTGTAAACACCATTTGAACGAACCGTAATCAGATACTCGTCCTCCTTAATCTTCTTATAACCAACTCCTGCGACCGCGGACCACTTGGCATGCATTCCTCCTGTTCCTTTCCTTGCAAACATTCTGCATGCAAATTCTTGCCCCTTTTTAAGTTGAATAATCACAATTTTTTCCATAAAGGGATACTTTCCTGTGATATCAGTTGACATTACGAAAGTATCCTTCTTTGCAACATCGAAGACCAGAAAATCTTGATCTGAAAATTTGGTAGCATCAACCAAAATTGGAATCAACTCCAATCTTGAAATTAAGAGCTCATCAATATGAACTGAAGAGTTCTTGTGTATTTCAACACGATCGACTGCAATGGTTGGAATCTTTGTAAGAAAAATAGTGCGCACTCGGTTCGCTTCGAGCGGTGTACCATTAAACTTAAAGGAAACTGTATCATCCTGAAACTTGACATTGCTAAAGCATTTACTCATTGTGATTCTTCAGACAGAGTTGGGAAAAAAATCAATTTGGAAATATTTTTAGTTAATAAATGGATATTGATTGCCAATTAACAACTCGTCTTTACAGAATGTTAGAAAGTCGTTCCGCTTGCATATGGAAAAAACTATGCGATGAGATTGGAAGAGAAAATGTATTCTCAAATATGATGACATTAACCATTATCTGCTCATTCATACCGTCTGATGAAATAACTAAGAACAGCGAGGGTAAAAATGTAAACGCAATTCATCATTATATAACTCAAGGAACATATGCAATGTTTTATGACCGATCAGTAGGTCACAGAAAACGGATTGAAAACATCCTTCTCAAATTGGTGGAAGAAAACAAGAGCTGGAATGAAAAAATGATAGAAAAAGAATATGAACAGATAACTGTTTACCTGAAACCGAAATTCACCTTTGCAACAGACGAGTTTAGACCCACTACACTTGCACTCGATTTTCTTCGCCAAATCATGGGTGTTCTTGGAAAAGAATCGTTTGTCACAGACAAGGATGAGTATTACTATAATAGAGAGAGTAAGGAAATGCTGAACATTGAAAAGCAATACGATAAGCTATGCAAAGAACGAGAAATTGGAGAGTGTACAACCGATAACAAGTGTGCAATCCGAAAGTCTTCAAAAGGTGAAGACCAATGTATTAATAGTCAACGACTCCGAAAGATTGTAGACGATGGACAAGATTCATACTACATACTGGACGATGAACACACTATTAACATTTTTGTTCCAAAGTGCATTAGCAAAATTGTTGGCTACGTAGGAATTTTTGAATACATGCAAAAAAATTCTAAAAAATTTAAAGTTTCTAAAAAATTTGGAAATTCTAAAAAATATATTTGCACTTTTCCACCATTTGACGAGCCGTACGTAAAAGGTGGAGCTGGCATTCTTGACAAGATTGCATTCTACAAGGAAACTTTCTACTTGTGGTACAGTCATGCCTATATACAAGACTTTAACACCTATGATTTGAAAAATGTAGGAGTTCATACTGGGATGCTCAAGTATATTGAATCGTGGTACAATGAATGTTTCAAACCCTTGAATATTGGCAAGAATGAGGATATTACAATTGTCGGAACAAGTCTCGGTGGAGGACTTGCAAATATCGCTACGTTCTACTTGTTAAACAATGGTTATAAGCACATTCATATGTATGCATGTGGCTCTCCGAGAGTTGGTGATGCTTTATTCGTCGAGTGGATGAATTCGCATTGGAGAAAAGGGATTGAACCGGATTCTGCTAATTTTGTTGGATTCAATAACATTGTGAAGGATAATGTTTTTTACACACAATGCGACCCCGTCACGAAATTCCCTCCAAATAGTTGGAGTATATTCGGACATACAGGATTAGGACACTTGCGATGGGTTGATAATCCATTCATAAAATTGATGGGAGGATCTTTTGTGTTCAATCCTGTATTTGAAACATTTTCAAATCAGCCAGATTATGACATGGTTCGACCAAGCAAAACTCCAATTCCGGTAAGTTCTGATAATGAAAAGTATTGGGATTTCGTGCACTCACTAGGCTCTTATAGCTCTGATGTGTTTCAGGGTGCGCTGTATCACGCTGGGGATGATAATCCAAAATATGAGGATTATTATAATCAGATTATCAACTGTTAACTGCCACAATTGAAAGAAGTGCAATCGCCAAGATTGTATCGGAAATCGAGACTCCAATAGCTAGGTAATCATACAAGCTATTTATTTTGCTCAAATCACACTGCGCTCGTATTCTTAACATGAAGTTAATCATCAAAGAGTTGTAGATAATATCAAAGAATGCAAATATGACTGCAATCACGCTATACTTGTTATACATTGAAAGATAGGCGCCATCGCTCACGTCTGATGTGATTAAAGTAATCATAGACATGGTATTTAGAATAAGCATTACTACAGTTGCCATATAAGCACTACTGTGAAAATCATCTCGTGTACAATGCTTAACATCGTTCAAAAATTTCAACATGTATGAAAGGAATATTGTTTCAAGCAGAGTTAAAGTGAATACTACATACTTGAGATGCATCTATTATATATTAAGCAATGTTTTTTATCAAAAACGCAAGAACGACAACAGCTAAAATAATCTCAACGAGAGTAAGACCTATTACAACGATATGTTACCTTTGCTCAAGTCATATTGTTTGAAGTTAACCATGAAAGAATTGTACACAATTGTAATTAGGCATGCCGTCACTAAAAGCGGACGTGGTACAGCTTTAGCAGGATAAACGAGAGTACATTAAGAGCGATTGCTATAATACTCACTACTTCCGCAACCTGTCTAAACTTGTTATTAGTACAATGCTTAACGTCATTCAGGAATTTCAAGTAAAATTACAATCATCGAGAAATATTTATTAATTTATTAATTGTACACAATTAATATTTTTCAGCGATTTCGTCGGGCACCACGTCGGACAGCAATCATTTCTCGTGCAGGTCTTTCACTTCTGTCAGGAGCTAAATAAACCTTATCTTGGGCATCTAATTCCTGAAGACTTGGGAAAAACGGCAAGACACGTAACATAGGTGTATTTTCGCACTTCAAACTCGTCAATTTATTCATAGAACCAATAGTTTGCAGTGTCACATTGTTGCTACAATCTATTTTCTCAACGCTATGGAAAGGTGGAATACTGGTTAGAGAAGCGCAATTGGAACAAACAAGCTGTTTCAAGTTGGGCCAGTAACCAACAATTGCCCCTTCCTCCATTTCTACATGTTCTTCCATTCCAACATTATCTAGATATTCTTGCAACTTTCCGTCATCAATCATTTGCCGAACATCATTTCCAACCGATGCACGAATCTCATCAAGTTTTGCGTGTAATGAATTCTTATACTCACCCACATTTTCATGAAGAACTTTTTCAAGAGTAACTGGACATACACTCCATACTGGCGAAATTGAACCGTGAATTGCACTCACACCAAAAGCAGTTCCAATTCGAAAATCACCTCTCTTGAATGCAAAGAACGCATTACTTCTTCGATATGCTATTAAACTATTGTCAATAAATTGACCAGTGTATGCCTCTTTAAAAAGAGGTTCGCTTTCAATTCGTTGACCTCCCTGTGTCCAAATAACGAGACGCACATCATCACCATCTTCTCTATAACTGGAAATCATCATATTTTCAAACTCTTGGCGTGTATAGCAGTTAAATGAATTATTTCCATCGTCAAACATCAGAATGACCAATTTTTCGTCATAAGCAATATCGTCACCCATCAAATCTTGAGGATTATTGCATGTATTATGTCTCTCTTCTTCCATTTATAAAATAATAATATTATTTAAATTATAAAGTAAATGTGTATCATCTGTGATAATGATTATAATCCTGAAACTTTAACAGAGCTCGATATTTCTGAGTGCGAAGACATTACGATAATTCCAGATACCCTTGTGAATCTGACAGTACTCAAATGTGGAAAATGTCCAAAACTCACTATCATTCCAGAAACTCTTGTGAATCTGACAGAACTTGAGTGTTCCTCTTGTCCAAATCTCACTTCCATTCCAGACACCCTTGTGAATCTGACAAAACTCGATTGTTATAATTGTCCAAAAATCACTTCCATTCCAAACACTCTTGTGAATCTGACAGAACTCGATTGTAACTCTTGTCCAAAACTCACTTCCATTCCAGATACCCTTGTGAATCTGACAGACCTCTATTGTTACGATTGTCCAAAACTCACTTCAATCCCAGATACCCTTGTGAATCTGACAGACCTCTATTGTTCCTATTGTCCAAATCTCACTTCCATTCCAAACACCCTTGTGAATCTAACAATACTCTTTTGTCGGTATTGTCCAAAACTCACTTCCATTCCAGATACCTTTGTGAATCTGACAGTACTCAATTGTTCTCGTTGTCCAAGACTTCAATTCGTATAATATATTTTAAAAAATATATTATAAAGTAAATGTGTATCATCTGTGATAATGATTATAATCCTGAAACTTTAAAATATCTCAATGTTTCTGGATGCAAAGACATTATGATAATTCCAGATACCCTTGTGAATCTTACAGAACTCCTTTGTTACAATTGTCCAGACCTCACTTCCATTCCAGATACTCTTGTGAATCTGACAAAACTCAATTGTTACTTTTGTCCAAATATCACTTCCATTCCAGACACCCTTGTTAACTTAACAGAACTCGCTTGCTCTTTTTGTATGAGACTCACTTCTCTCCCAGATACTCTTGTTAATTTAAGAATACTTTATTGTGTTGATGTCCGGAATATTACTTCCATTCCTGCTACTTTTGTAAATCTAGAACAACTTATTTGTTTCAGATCTCCAAATCTCGCTTCAATCCCAGATACTCTCGTGAATCTGACAAGACTCGATTGTTCTGATTGTCCAAAACTCACTTCCATTCCAGATACCCTTGTGAATCTGACAGAACTCTATTGTAGAAATTGTCCAAAACTCACTTCCATTCCAGAAACCCTTGTGAATCTGACAAGACTCGATTGTTCTGATTGTCCAAAACTCACTTCCATCCCAAACACCCTTGTGAATCTGACAGGACTCTATTGTTCTGATTGTCCAAAACTCACTTCCATTCCAGACACTCTCGTTAATTTAAAAATTCTCAACTGCTCAAATTGCCCACTACTTCAATTCGTATAGTATATTTTTAAAATATATACTAATGATTACGAATTCTATTGTTCAAATATCGCTTCACTTCCATATACCCTTGTGAATCTTACAGAACTTGGTTATGAATATTGTCAAGAATTCAGTCATTCCAGACACTTTTGTAAACCTATCACATCTTGATTGCTCCAGCAACCCTTGGAAATCTTATTGGACTCAATTGTTCGAATTGAATTTTTTATTGTAATAATAAAATGGAACTGACTTCAAAAGAAATTAAAAAAGTGAAACAAGGATTGCGGTCTCGTGTAAGAGATATTGAAAAATATCTTCCTTACATTGAAAAACACGGTGTATATGGAAGTATGACTTCTTCACCTGATAGACTATTGAAATCTTCAATCACGATATCAATAATCCTTCTCAACCCTTATATTAAGGCGATGTATATTAACCTTCCTCTTAAGTTTAGAAATAAAAAGTCATATCGAAAGAGAGATGTGGAGAAAGTACAGAAACTCGACCCAAGAATAAAAATTCGTTGGTTGAAGGAAGATATTGGCCCAATAACAAAAATTCTTCCAAGTCTGCAATCTGTAAGAGATAAAAAGGCTATTATTATCAGCTTTGATGATGATATCTTCTACCCTCCTGCATTAATTAATGAACTTATTTACTATAGTATAAGATACCCTAATCTTATTGTGGGTGGCGCTGGTTTCAATTTTGGAACCCTTGAGGATTTTATCAAACGTGTAAATTGGCCTGAGAAACGGAAACCACGATACCCAAATGTCGATATCATTGAAGGATGGGGTGCAATCGCGTACAGGAAGGAATTGGTAGATTTAAATCTTATTAAGAAACTTAATAAGCAAAGTGTTACTTGTAAATTATCAGATGACTTGACTCTTTCTTACTCGTTTGCACAGAATGGGGTGAGAAGGAGACTAATTGACAATCAATATTATAGCGCAAATGCGGATGTTTTTTCATTTAGTTTTTCAAATATTTCTGCACTTCATTCAGGAAGTGGCACAGAATACACTGAAACGGGAGATATTAACATGCTAAAATACAGAGATTGTCTCACTCATATTTCCACCTAGTCTCCCACCGCTCTTGATTTCGTCTCCTCATTTGATACGAAAGTAAATCTTCACGATGGCTCTGAGTGTCTTGGATAAAAGACAAGCAATAAGGGTAGCATTCTGGAGTGGTTACAGTTGGGTTTTCTGTCTTTAGAGGAATCCGAGTGTATTCTGGTTTGAGAGAATACATCGGGTCTTGGTACAAGACAGCAACCTCTTGTGCCTTTTCAGCGAAAAGAGGATTGAAATAAGGATCCTGAATTGACTTGTCAATGTAATATTCAATTTGACCATCTTGAATATCTTCATAGTTCTTGAAACCAAGACCATAAGAATCCCATTTTTTGCTATAGATATCGTTTAGATGTACTCTTCCACTTATCGGAGGTCTGTCCAGACGAAGATATGCATTTTCTGTAACACTATACAGACGTGGATCAGGGCTAATATATGTTACATCTGGACAACTTGCTTGCTTGCAAGGAACTTTTCCAAATCCCTCTGCGAATTTTTCAGTATACACTTGGGGATTGATTTGAGTCCAACCTTTTTTATTTGTAGGTTCAATTTCAGTCCCTAATCCGATACGGCTACTACAATCTAAACATTTAGGTATTGTACAACCTCTTACAGAAATATTACTTCTCAGCCCAACAGGTTTTTCACAAGGACTTCCGCAATCAGCACATGGACATGATGTTTTTGGGTATAAATATACAATATCAGACATTTATAGTTTTCAAGTTTTAAAAAATCTCGTAGAAAAATTAGTTTGTCCATGCTACATCGTCTTCGTTTTTCATCATCATTTTTAATTCAAGGATTTCATCAACATCATCCATATCTTCAATCGTATCAACGTATACACTCCAAGAAGATGAATAACATTCGCGAATAATATAGATTGCACACCCATACAAATTCTTGATCACAATCGATTTCTGGAAAGCATTTGCAATGTCTACGAGATTCTTCAAACTCAGTTTTGGAGTGACTCTCAAACGCATTTTCTTAATCAACACACTCATGTCAAACGAGCCGTTGTTCAATTCAATCCATGTGAAAACGTCATTCGTTGACTTGAATTTTAGACGAGCATACATCAGTTTCCTTTCATAATCTGCATTTTCCTTCATCTTCGAGAGGGTTGCTTTGATTTCAAGGGCTTGTTCTTCAAGTTGTTCACGAAGAACTTCATTTGTAACACATATAACGCGAGTTTCAATTTCATTTAACTGATCAGTAAGTTTCTCCATCTGAAATATTTTCCAATCTCGTTTGAAATTTCATTTTGCAAAATGAAAAAAAAAGCATCAAATGTGATTTATTTGAGATGGACTTGAAGACGTTTGAAAATAACTATGTTTGGGATGTAATTAAATCATACTTTGATGAGAATAATTTAGTCTCTAATCAGATTAGTTCTATGAATCACTTTTACACTTTTGGAATGCAAGAGATTGTTGACCAAGAGCCACCAATTGTAATTTCCGATGAAAATGGGAAAAAGTATGAAGCTCGGTTCGGGCAAATCTCCCTTTCACCCCCTCAGATTATTGAGGAAGACCGTACTTTGAAAAAGGCTTATCCAATGGATGCTCGCAGTCGTGACTTGAATTACGATTCAGCTATTCATATTGATATATCAGAAACTCATTACAATGGTGATACGGTGATCGAGACGAAGGATTTTACACGTGTTTTGATTGGAAGAATGCCAATCATGCTTCGTTCAAGCATGTGTAATCTTACTAAGATCACAATGGACGAGAGTATCAAAACCGGAGAGTGTCCCAATGATTGCGGAGGTTATTTTATTATTAAGGGTAACGAACGAGTGCTTGTTGCACAAATTCGAGCAAATTATAACCATGTTTTCGTTCTGCCTCGTAAGTCAGACGACAAGTATAAATATGTTGCTGAAGTGAGAAGCATGTCAACTGAAACTGGTCACTCGGTTTTGGTTCAGGCTATGATTGGCGTGGACGATAGGAGTATCAATTTTTCGTTGCCTTGTATCAATGAACATATTCCTGTTGGAGTTGTTTTCAAAGCTCTTGGATACATGACAGATGAAGATATTTCAGGATTGATTGGCCTGAGTGCCAAAGGATCTGAGAAGTATATTAAGTATATTATTCGTGATGCATATTTCTGCAATACTCAGAAGGACGCTCTCAAATATATTGGGCAATTCGCAATTCACACTATTGACAAGGATCGCGAATCTGCTTATGCTTGGCAAGTGGTTGAATCTGAGATCTTTCCTCATCTTGGTGTTTCTGGGACCATTAAAGAACAGGCTTGTTTCCTTGGACATATTATTCGTAAGTTGATCGCGACCAATTTGAAGATACGAGATCCTGATGACCGTGATAATTACAGTGTGAAGCGTGTTGAAATTGCTGGTACTCTGATGTATGAAATTTTCCGAAACTTGTTTAAGAAATTTGTTTCATTTATTTCTCTTCAGATTGCCAAGAGGAAGCAGCGTCCAGACATTCTTTCGATGATCTCGAGAATCAAGAATATTACAAAAGGACTTCATCAATGTCTTTCCACTGGTAATTGGAGTGTTCAAAAGAATGCTTCTTACGTACGAACTGGTGTTTCGCAAATTCTTGATAGAATGACTTACGGAGCAACCCTTTCTCATTTGCGTCGTATTCGTGTTCCGATTGGAAAAGAGGGAAAGAATGCACCGATGAGACAGATTCACGCTTCTCAATTTGGGTACATTTGCCCCTGCGAAACTCCAGAGGGTCAGAAGGTAGGAGTTGTGCTTAATTTTTCAATGATGTGTCAGGTTACACGTAAAATTCAGCCTGTAACTGTTATGAAAAGTCTTGATAGAATTAAGGGTATTATCGGGGTCAATGAAATAGAGATTTCAAACATTAAGAATTGCACTTCAATCTATCTGAATAGCGTACTTATCGGCTTCACAGAGTGTCCAGAAGAGATTGTTAAGAGTGTTAAAACACTCAGAACTAAACGAATTCTGAGCAATGAAATTTCAGTTACGTTTGATATTATTGATAACGATATTCGTATTTATTGTGATGAAGGGCGTTTTATTCGTCCGTTATTCTGTTTGAACAACAACAAGATCGATTTTGAGCGACTTGCCAAGTACAAAGATAACTGGTATAAATTGGTTAAGAAGGAAATTGTTCATTACGTTGACGCTTCGGAAATTGAAAATTGTGTGATTGCAATGAATCCACTTATGCTTGAAGTTCAGCATAACGATTATTGTGAAATTCATCCATCAATGATGTTGGGAGTTATGGCCTCAATTATTCCTTTCCCCGATCACAGTCAGTCTCCTCGAAACTGTTATCAGTCTTCAATGGGTAAGCAAGCCCTTGGAATGCCAGCTCTCTCTTACAATATGCGAACAGATACGATGCTCCACGTATTGCACTACGCTCAGCGCCCCATTGTCTCAACTCGTACTTCAAATTATATGAAATTCAACGAAATGCCATCTGGAATTAACGCGATCGTTGCTGTCATGTGTTATAACTACAATCAGGAAGACTCTATTGTAATTAATGCTGATTCTATCCAGCGCGGAATGTTCGGGTTGACAAGCTACTTTACAATTGACGAATGTGAAAAGAAGCGAGATACCTATAGCAATGAGAAGATTTGTTTGCCACCTCTCTCTTCAAATATAACTGTTAAGATTGGTGAACCCAAATATTTTAGGAGAAAGTATGCGAACTATAGTCTACTTAATGAAAATGGCATTATTATGGATCGTGTACCTCTCGAGAGACAATGCGTAAATCGGTCCTGTGGTACTAACTGGTTTGATGGAAATCTAGACGAATGTCCAAAGTGCAAGAAATCGAGCGATATCGTTAGAGGTGGAGGAAGTATTCATGTCAAGAAGGGCGACGTAATTATTGGAAAAATTATCGTTACTGGTACAAAATCCGGAGAAGAAAGTATCATTGACGTGAGTCGAGTCATTCAGGAAGATGAGGAAGGAATTGTTGACCGCGTAACAACCAGCATCACTCCGAATGGTTACAATTTGGTAAAGATTCGGATTCGGAAGATTCGTGTTCCGATTATGGGTGATAAGTTGGCGAGTCGCGCTGCTCAAAAGGGAACCATTGGACTTGTTTGCCCAGCTTCCAAGCTTCCTTTCACTGAAAACGGAATTGTTCCTGACATCATCATTAATTCTCTTTGTATGCCGTCACGTATGACAATTAACCAGCTTGTCGAATGTGCTCTTGGAAAGGCTTGTGTTATCAATGGAGAATATGGAGATGCTACACCTTTTACACAGTACAGTGTTGATATCACAAATAATTTTACAGAGCAGTATTCAAAGGTTATGGAAGATCATGGGCTTGACATGCTTGGATGGGAGAAAATGTATAATGGGGAAACTGGCGAAGAAATTAATGCCAAGATTTTTATGGGTCCAACCTATTACCAGAGGCTCAAGCACATGGTTAGCGATAAGATGCATGCTCGTGCTCGTGGTCATGTTACAATGCTAACGCGTCAGCCACTCGAGGGTCGGAGTCGCGACGGAGGCCTTCGTTTCGGAGAGATGGAACGCGATTGCATGATTGCTCACGGAACTTCTCGATTCTTGAAAGAGAGATTGTTTGAGCAATCTGATTATTTCCAAATCTATGTTTGCACCAAGTGCGGCGTGATGACATCAAGCACAACGGAATGCCAAGTTTGCAAGAGTGATCGTGTGGTGCCTTGCAACTATCCATATGCTTCTAAGCTCCTAACACAAGAATTAATGGGTATGGGAATCGAAATATTAATTCATCCTGATATTTGAAATTAGAAATTGAATTTATAGTATTATTTTAATACTATAAAAATGTGGCAAAAAATAATACTTATTACAATCACTATATTTTTCATTCTAGTATTGGTGATTAAAAGATTTGCTTATTTTCAACCATCACACACTTTTGAACAACCAAAATACCCTTTCCAAGATATCCAAGAAGGAAATTTACATGCTTGGTATCTGAGTGGAAAATCAAACAAGGTCATTCTGTTTTGTCATGGAAATGCAGGAAATCTCACGAGTAGACAAGAAAAACTTCATCAGTTGAATGAACTCGGTCATTCTGTTTTAATTTTCGACTATAGTGGATATGGTCATAGTAAAGGTATTCCAAATGAACAATTATGCTATGCAAACGCAAGTGTCTTTGTAGAATATTTAATGAGAAATGGAGTTAGCAAAGATGACATAATTGCATATGGTGAAAGTTTGGGTGCTCCAGTTGCAACGAATGTTGCCAAAAGGTACAATCTCCCAATTCTCATACTTGAATCTGGATTACCAAGTATTAAAGATCTGATAAAACATTGGTATCGATTTTTTGGTGTGCTTGGAATTGTTTTTAACGAATTCAACACTGATGAAGTCTTAAAATCGTACAAAGGAAGAACTCTTGTGTTGCATTCATTACATGATGAAATTATCCCATACGATACGACGAAAACCATGAGAGAGCTTGCAGAAAAGCATATCGTGATTGAAGGAACTCATAATTATCCAGTTATTCCTTGGGATGAGATTGGAAAATTTATTGGATAAATTAAATTGTATATTGCGATTGTAATATATAAATTTAAGGGAAAGCGGTAACTTGAACATCTCCAAGACCAGCGCTCACCTTCATTGCGCTTTGAGCATTCATCATTACTTGCTGTTGCGAGCCAGTAGCAAGATCCACACCTCCAAATGTAGTAGATGCTCCACCAGTGGATTTGACCAACAGATCCATAAGATTGTTATAGCTTTCTCCTCCACCTCCAACTCCAGAAAGAACTCCCATCGCGCCTGGATTGATATCTGTTGCGATATTCGGATAGACGCTGAACCACCCAGTGCAATTGGGGGTAATCATCACATCGCCTCTAATAAAGTCACCTTGACCGAATTTGCGACTCGCAGGTCTGTTTGAGTACATCAGACGATTGAAAGTAACAAATTGCTCTTGGTTTCCGGCTCCATCCATCGTTGTCATTGTACCAACAGGCAACTCAGAACCCATTGATTCGGAAGCAGGAAGACTATCTCTCACATCTTGGAAGTTTCCATTTGTATATCCAGCGGGAACCTCAACTCCTCCTCCAAGTTTGTGACCGAAACCGTATCCACCTTTTCCGCACGAAGCGGGGCTTCCACAACTCCCTCCTCCGTCATCTCCACAATAGTTTTCTCTGTTCTGAGTCATTCTCGGAATTTGACTCGCCGAAGTCTGGCCGGGTACAAAGTTCTCCTTTGCCATATCTCCAAAAGTTAGAGGATCGCAAGGAACTGCCATATTATCTTTTGCAGGTAAATTATATTTTATAAAGGCACCATAATCTACATTACTAAATCTCGGCGATAACATCGCTTGGTAAGACGGAACCTGAATAAATTTGCCACTTCCCATTGTTTGATCATTTAAGACAACAGTGTTCAAGGCCGACTCTTGTCCTGTTCTAAGATTTACTGCACCGGGCACAGCTCTTTGCGTAAGCTGAATTCCTCCCCAGAAATTTTCAACAACTGGCTGTGTGTTTCCAACATCCATTTTGCAGATCGCGAAAATCGCAACGAGCAACCCGATTAGTGTAAAAATAAATTTATTGTCAAGCATTTATTCATAGTTAAGAAAAAAATTAAATATTTTATTCAATATCTTTTTCCAAGCAAACTTTCAAATCTCGTGCAGATGGATCTTTTGCATCTGACCACTTCGGCATCCAATACGGCACAACGAGATTGTAGTTCGGGAATAGTCTATCAAAAATAAGACGATAGTACATTGCTTCCTTGCTTGGATAGAAGGGATTAAAAATTTCATCTGATATTTTAGTCTCTGTCATTTCTTGAATATGGTGTCTCCAAGATTTCTTAACGCTACTTACTCCGTCTGAGAATGCACATTTTTGACGGTATAAAACATCACACGGAAGAAAATCTACAAACGCTTCACGTAATAGATTCTTTTCAATGGGTTTTGGCAACTTCACCTCTGCAGGAAGAGACATGACAAGATCAACGAATTGCTTATCCAAAAACGGCTCTCTCATTTCAAGACCATTTGAAGATATCATTCTATCCGCTCGAAGAACGTCATAGAGATCTAGTTGATTCGTGAGTCGAAGACTTTCTTGTTCGCATTCTTCAGCATTCGGTGCATTATGGAAATACAAATAACCTGAAAATATTTCATCTGAACCTTCTCCAGAAAAAATAACTCTATCAGTCGTTTTCTCTGAAATATACTTGCAAAGAAGATACATTCCAACACTTGCTCGAATGGTTGTAATATCGTAACTCGCAAGTAGTTCAACCACTTCTGGAATGACTGCAAAACCTTCTTCTGGAGTAAATCGAACTTCAGTGTGAATTGTTCCAAGATAATCAGCTACTTTTCGAGCATAGAATAAATCAGTTGAACCTTCCATTCCAATTGAGTATGTACGAACATTTTGAGGTCCCATAAGTTTAGACAGAATAGAAGCAATAATACTGCTATCTAATCCACCCGAAAGTAAACAACCAATTGGCCTATCTGAAGTTAGTCTCTTTTGGACCGCAGAGATTAAACCTTGTTGAACAACTTGGAGAAAATTATCCTTAATTTTCGGAAGAATTGAGACTTCATTGTTATAAATATATGTCAAATTATTCGGTTCTGAATCACGGTAAAACGCAATACCACCAGAAAGAATTGGGGCAACATTCGTGCAAAAAGGAATAAGTACATTAGGAATTGATGAAACAGCTAGATTACCCTCTTTGGTCCAACCAGAAAAGAGAGGACGAACTCCAATTCGATCACGAGCAACGTATACAATTTCCTTATCTTTGTCTTGAAGAACAATTGCAAAGACTCCGTCAAGAGCTTTTACAGTATCTGTAAATCCAATTTTTTCATAGAGTCTTAAAATCACCTCGCAATCGCTATTCGATTCGCATTTCAGATGATAATCCTTAATCAATTGTTTATAGTTGTATATTTCACCGTTGCACATCATTAAAATGTTTCCAGATATCATTGGCTGATCACCAGCTGATGAAGTGTCGTGAATAGCCAACCGATGAAAAATAAAGATTCCTTTGCTTGTAATAATACTACTACACTTATCAGGACCTCTACGTGCTAAAATCTTACTCGAGTTGAGTATAGTTTGAAGATTTTTAGGAGCTGAGTTACAAAACACAGCCAGTATACCACACATTTTTTTAATTATATGATTACATTTTTAAATACAAAATGAGACTATTCACACAAGAGAAAATTTTTAATATTGAACATAATAAATGTTCAAATATGATAGTTCAGGGAACAAAGTTCCAATGTCTATGCAAAGTGCTCCGTTAGGAAATACTCACGAAAATTATGGTTCGGAAATTAATAAGAAGAATCGTTGGTGGGTGTACCTTCTTATCGCAGTAGTTGCTCTACTCATCATTTGGATCGTTGTTAGAATGATCCGCAAGAAATCTGTGAAAGTTGCTTTCTTCTAAATTATTTTAAACTTAGAGTTTAAAATTAAAGGTAATCTGTAAATTCAATCAAGTTACCTACTGTTAGATTTTCGCAAATCGGAATGCATGCTTCACGACAGTATTTTTTTATTTCAAAAAATACATCATGAATAAGGTCATAATACATATTATCAAGAGTTTCTGTGTTATTTTCAGGTTCATGAACAATGTCAAGGTCATCAACTTCAAAACAATACTCAAACTCGTTTAAAATTCTCCGATCCAAATTTTCTTCATCACGAGGCATTTATATATGTTCTTGGTTCTTTTTAAGTATATATTCATTATAATCTTGCTCATCGGGGTCATTAACGAATTCAGAAATGACTCCTGAAGAATTTTCATACAACATATCTGCAAATCGGTCAAAGAACTTGGCAGATTTCACATATTCTTTAAGTTGAGGGTATTTGCTAGTCATTCCGGTAGCATAAATATTACGTAATGCAATCAGGTCTGTGAAATATTTAAATTTCCATGCGTCACTCATTTAACTTGAACCAGTTTCTTTTTAAACATCTTTATTTAACTCTGCCAACTCGTCTTGGATTTCATCATCAACATCACTATCATTTTCTTCAACTACTTCAATGATTGTAGGAACCATTTTTGGAGGTGGTCTAGGAACGGGTTTCTGGATGACTTGCGGAGCCCTTTGCGGAGCCCCTTGCGGAGCCCCTTGCGGAACTGGTTTAGGAGTTGACACTTGTCGAGGTGCAGCTGGTTTAGGAGTTGCCCCCTGCGGAGCCCCCTGCGGAGCCCCCTGCGGAGCCCCCTGCGGAGCAAATACTTGTTCTTGTACAACGTGTTGCAGTGCATTTCCAATATTCGTAATTCGCTTTTCACACTCTTCTAAACGATCAGATCTTGCAACCTGCTGTAATCCACTTTCCAATTGATTCATTTTTTCTGAAAGTTTCTGAATGATGTCTTCTTGTTGTTCGAGACGCTGAGCAAGCTCATCAATATGACTCGATAATTTCTTATTCTTTGAAGAGAAGTAAAAAATAACCCCAAATATAACTGCTATTTCTGAAACAATATGAACAAGCTGTTTATTGTCCAACAATTTTCTTACATCTGTTTCTGTCGACATTTATAAAATGTTTCCCTATGTTTTAAATAGGCTTAAAACTTAAATTTAACTGGTTAAAATGTCATTCAGAATGAAGTCGTCGTATAATTTAGAAAAGGTTCTTCCTGATTTTGATACACTTGTAATCCCTTCAAGACCTCAGAAAGTTGTATCAAATGTGAAAAGTATTGTACACGAGTGTAATGGCTCGTCTGTATCTCCTTCAACATTGTTATCATTCGCATTTGATGGAATGAAAAATGTGATTAGTTCAATCATCATCTCTGGAAATATTCTAGAAGAATGCGATCTTAATTTAGTTAACGGGTTAGATGGAACTGTTCTGTCAACTTTAACATTACCTTGTTCTGAAAATATCGTGATGGAATGGTTTGGACTCAAGAACCTACCTTTGAAATTGGTGCCGTTACAAATACGGTTTGCAGTTATAAATTCAAACAAGATTTCCAGAATTAATACTGTGGAAATTAATTATTCTACATAAGTAGATCACGAACACAATCATAGCGCTTATCATCAAGCGCACTTCGTAGAATAGAAATACTATTAATATCGGTTCCGTTAATAATAGACTTTAAAATATTGGGTGAAAACCCAGAAATAAGACAAGTACCATTGTCAGTTACAGTAGCTGGGAAATCACCACTTGAACCTGCAATATTCCAGAAAATAATGTTTGGACGTGTGTATCCAGATTGAGAATACAATTGATTGATTCTCTCAAGATTTGTTAAAGATGAACAACTGTTAAATTGCATATCACTAATAATCAGAATCTTCTTTGGCATGTCTTCAGGGGGGACAGAGCAAGCTTTTCCGCTATTTAAAATCATTGTGAAAACAGATTCAAGATTCGTACTTCCACCCCATTTCATTCTCGAAACACTATTGTAACGAGTTTGGAGATCCGAATCTGGAATTACAGCAAATGATGGATTGGATTGAAATGTTATTAGTTGACCGTGGAATGGACCCCGAACAACTTCTGAAATTATCATTCCAAGAGCAACAGCAACATCGATTGGAATATAGTTTGGAATCATCATACTCCCAGAAGTATCAACTACAGCAATAACATCTTGAAGAGAACCTAATTTGCGAATTTCATTCACCAATACCTTCCATTGCGCTTCAACTACTGAATCGGATGTGCCACTTCTTAATTGCTTAACAAGTTCATGAGGTAACAAGACTTTTGCATTCACTTTTGATTTCCCACTTACAAGATTCTCCTTCCATTCGTTGAATCGTTCAGAATCGTGTTCTTCAAAAGATTTCTTCAGAAGGTGCATCGTACGCGAGCTTACAGCGTTATACTTCACTTCTGACCACTGATTTCTGCAAATATACGTTTCTACGATTTTCAAATACGCACGAAGAGGAGTGTTAAACTTCTGCCGAAGTGTTTTATGAGATACTTTCAAAGCTTTGGCAAGAATAGTAAAAGTTGATTCGTTTGTATCAGATTTATCTCCTTCGGTTGGAGTCCATTTTGCACATAATGAAACAGGTTTTCCCTCCTTCATATTGGTCAAATCAAGTTTCAACTGAGACGCCATTAATGAAACAGCATCTTGATTTGGAAACAAGAAGAGAAGATCATCCCATCTTCCGTATTCAGGAATGAGTTTGACAACCTTTTTAAATTCAAATGGATGTTTTTCAGACAACCATTTCATTGCGTGTCGTCCTAATTCTCTTTCACCTTTTCCATTGCGAGGATCCCTCAAATTAAACACTAATACGAAAGTATCAATCAGAGACTCTTTCGAGGAAGTCTCTAGAAAATTATAAAGACTTGGAATATTTAAACCACGAACTCCTTTGAAGAATAAGGATATTCTACCAGTATACTTGTTTGAAATATCAGGCGAGTTGTAAGAAACTGCCCCATTTGCTGTATTGGCGCAACCATTCATTGCAATTGAGAAAGACATTTAATATGTATTAAATGTTTTTTTAAAATTCAATTTGCGTTCCACTTTAGCACTCGCAACAGTTTGAACACATATTGCACTCTTCGCAATTTACAAGCTCTCCACATTCCTCACATTTTTCACACTCACAACATTCAGAACACGAGTCGCAATTCTCACACAAATCTTCTTGTATTTTATTTTCGCATCTATTGCAGACCGAACACGTGCAACACTCATCACAGGAACTGCAACAGTCGCATATTTCGTCTGTCATCATTTCACACATTTCACACCTAAAACACCCACAACATTGTTCGCACAAGTCGCAATTGCAACATTGATCGCCTTGTGTGATACGTGTGTCACATTCATCACAATACTCGCAGTCACAACAGGACTCACAATTGTGACAATAATCACATACTTCATTCTGTGCAACATGACAATTTCTACATTTATTACAACTGCAACAGAATATACAGACATTGCAATCTTCACATGTATGCGTTATTTCTTGGAGAACACAGCATTTCCTTTCAGGATGATTTCCGTAATACCACATACTCACATTCTTTCTACAATATGGACACCTGACAATCTTATCTTGCTTTTGAATTCCATTCCAGCATGTTCGACATATCGAGTGCATACAATTTGGTGTCTCTAAAGAAACGATTTCAAAACATATCGGGCATACTGTTTCCATTTATTTTTAAAATCGCAGACTTTAAAATAATCATTTTAATGTTTTTTTCTTCTCGCATGATCTTTATTTTTCTTTGAATGCTTGTAAATATTATCTTTTTCCAAACAAGTTGTACTGCAATACACCAAAACTTGATGATCCCCTTTATGAGAGTAGATTACAGTTTTGAAACATTCTTTTGCGTTTTGGGTGCATTTATTGCAAAGGGCTTCCGAAGGCTTTTCCGCAGGCTTTTCCGCAGGCTTTTCCGAAGGCTTTTCCGCAGGGGCTTCCGCAGGCTTCTCCGAAGGCTTTTCCGCAGGCTTTTCCGAAGGCTTTTCCGCAGGGGCTTCCGCAGGGGCTTCCGCAGGCTTCTCCGACATTACAGATCTTTCAGAACCTTCTTCAGAACCTTCTTCAGAACCTTCTTCAGAACCTTCTTCAGATCTTTCAGAACCCTCATCAAACGACATTTGAGTACGTCCCAACATTTTATATTGTTCCTTAATATCATCATTAATTACGTTCCATAGTTCTGGAATAACAAATACCAATTTCTTCTCCTTCTTTACTTTCTCTTTCTTTACAATAATCGGTTCGATTCCGTATCGAGGACCAAATTCAGTTAAATTAAATCCTTTTTCTTTAAGAATAATGTTGTACTTATTTTTAAACTTTTTAACAAACTTCTTGGAAAAGGGTCGTCCAGTATACTTGTTCACAGTGTTGTTCGTTGTAAACTCGGTTGCGAGAAAATCCAACGGGAAGCAGTACATTATATCATCCGATGGATCCTTGTAATAGATAATATTGGTTGGAGGTTCGTTTTCGACATCATCACTATTAACGCATCTCGAAACACGTGCATCCATTCGCTTGAATTGAACATCCAAATCTTTTGTTGAACCTGATAATACAGAAGCAACAAATTCTGGAGAAAATGGAAGATCTGTCTGCTTGTTTATAATATCATTTTTCTTGAAACTCTTGTACAGTTCGTAATAGGGAAATACTGTTTTCTTCCATCTTTTTGGATCCACATATGTAACTGTGTATCTTCGAATGAAATCTTTTCTGAATTTTTTCCCAGTTTCAGGATTTGTAAAATCTCGTTGAGACATTCTTTCAGCAAGTGTGTGAATGTTGAATTTGTATATTTTTCCATCATCGGCATCCTTGTACACTACAATATTTGCATTCACCAGATTTGGCTCTGGAGCAGATAGTTTAAGTTCTGATACCTTTTTCTTTGTCGTATCTGGGTTGGTTATTTTCGTGTATTCCTTTCCCATTTCGAGAACGAGGTCATTAATCTTATTCTGGATGAAAGAAGCCATAATAGAGGTATCAATAATGGATGGGTCGTCAAACACTTCTGGTAACATATCTTCAGGAGACAGGTCCATCAATACGTCTGGCAGATAATACTCATTCGTAAGTCGAACTTTGAATGTGGATGCATTTTCAAGTTGCATATATGCAACGATATTTGCGACTCGTGTAAAAAGGTCTTCATTCGTCTGGTTCGAATCAGTCTTTATCAAATCAACTGCAATATTTAAGTATGGAGTTTCGTAATCCTCTCCAGCTCCATAATCGTCTCGGGCTGAGATTCTTAAAAGATTTCTGCTTAATGTATTTCGAGCAATGCGAAATGATTTCGGGTCAACAATTTTTTGAAGATTATTTTCAATAATACTTGCTTGTGTTTGAATATTTTTAGTTTTTACAGTCTTTTCTTTCTCAAATAATTCTTCATCTTGCACGAGTAAGTAATGACCACGGTATTTAGTGTCAGTTATTCTTGTTACACCCCTGTACTTTAATTCACCTTGCAAACTATATCCAACAATAAATTTAACCTTTTCCCCTTCATTATTGGTGCATGTTAATATATTTCCTTTCTGTTTTCTTTTCCTTTTCTTTCCGCATTGAAGAGTGTAATACTCTTTGTTTGGAGTGTAATAGAGTGTATCATTTACTTTGATTGGTGGAAGCAGTTGTAGTGTGTATTTTTCAATGTCACTCTCATCGAGAGGATGAATCCAAACTCCTGTAACATCTCCATCGATCCAAACGTAATTCTTAAATTCAGAAATGCATTTGCTCATTTTAGTCTCCTTTTCGCCAACCCATCCACGTTTTTCCTCCAACTTTTCCAACTCGATAGCCAACTCATCAATCGCCCTTTCTTTAAAATCATCCGGAGATTTTCCAGTTAGCTTTACCAATTGTGCTGTTATTGTGTCACGTTGTGATTCCTGCCATTGTTGAAATTCATCCCAGTATTCCTCGCCTTTTTCAATCGCCCCGTACTTTTGCTGAAGAGTTGACATCAATTCATCCTGAAAGACTTGTTTCGGTTGCCCCGTGATCTTTACAAGTTTTTCAATTAAAATATTCTTGTCTTCATCAAGAAATTGATCGGAATTTTCAGCAATCATCACTTGCTTAACCAATGATTCGAACTCTTCCTTGTTCATATCTGGGTTTTCATTTCGTAACCTTTCCCGAATTTCTTGAGTACGAGCCTTTGTTGTCGTCCAATCTGACAATAGTTTTTTCGTAATCGTTTTAGATTCTTTTCGAGTGGTCTTTTGCGTCTTGTATTGTTGGTCTCGTTCAAGTTTCACAATTTTTAGAGCCAATTGTTGGATTGGTAACTTGCTTGCGTTTTCAACTCCGAGAGATTCAGCCTGCTTGATATAACGCTTTGCAATTTTCTCGTGTGCGTTTGGCTTAAGAAGTTCAAGAATTTGAGAATAGGTTTTAGCCTTCTTCACATTGACTCCTTTCTTTTCTGCATATTCTCTTGCAAGATCGAGAATATCAGCCTCGATTTTATTAGATTTGGATGGTGAATTTTTTTCCATCTTCTTCGTATTTTTCGCAATTATTTCCGCATTTTCAGAGACAGCGATCCATTTCTTGTAAAAATTTTCACAACTTTCATTCTGATTAAGATATTTTTGAGAAAAAACTTTAAGCTGGGCGGATGTAAGCATTAATAGATTCGAAAAAATCGGTTTCAATTCGTAAGAAGAACTATTTGAAAGCAGAACTGCGATTTTCATACCATTGTCAAGTCCAATCCAGTCTTCCTCAGATAATTTTTGAGAACGAAGAGCTTTTTTGACATGACTATTTTGAGTATTTTCTAATCCTGTATCATCAAGGATAAGTGTGAAGAGATCACGATTCTCATCTTCTGTTTGTCCATGGCGTATTACACTCTGAAGGTTGGGAACTGGAATTGGTTTCTTCGTCTTCATGTGTTTAACAATGTGGAGATTCTTTTCTTTCTTGTCCTCTTGCTTTTTCAAACGGTCC